ATTGACCAAGCTAACTACTTTGCTTTCAAAATGGATGACATTGAAGAGCAGTTTGCAAACGTAGACTTCACATCTTTGGCTGCTGATCGTGCTGCCTATAAGATGGCTGATGCTATGGACACAGACGTACTGTCGTACCTCTCAGGCCACACAACTGCAGGTGCTTTCATCACTACTTCTGCTGGAGACAAGCAGACTACTGAGACAGCCACTGGTGAATACATCACTGCAAACCACTTGGACGCAACTGACTTCGGTAACTTGACCATTTCTGGTACAGCTACTGCAGGCGACTCCGTTCCATTGGCACCACGTTTGCCAGGTGCAACTGCCCTGTCAGCTACAACTGTTTCCCCATTGACCGTACTTGCACGTATGGCTCGTAAGATGGATCAAGCAAATGTAGAATCACGTGGACGGTGGGTTGTTCTTGATCCAGTATTTATTGAGATGCTGAAAGACGAAGACTCACGTATGCTGAACGGCGACTTCGGTGGTGCTGGCCTGCAAAACGGTTTGGTGTTGAACAACATTCACGGCTTCCGTGTTTATCAGTCCAACGCTCTTCCTGCTGCTGGTACTGGTGCTGGTACTTCTGGTACAACTGCACAGTCCACTAACTATGGTGTTATCGTAGCTGGTCAGGACGATGCTGTTGCTTCTGCTGAGCAGATCAACAAAGTTGAGAACTACCGTGACCCAGACAGCTTTGCTGACATCGTGCGTGGTATGCACCTCTATGGCCGCAAGATTCTGCGCCCAGAGGCACTCCTCACAGCACGTTACAACGCTGCTTAAGCTTATGTAATCTATTGGGCTGGTCTCTTTTGAGGCTGGCCCTTTAGCTCTTTTAACCTACGAGGATTCCAATAATGGCTATCACAACAGCAATGTGTACAAGCTTTAAGTCGGAACTATTGGGTGGTACTCATGATTTGGATACTCACTCTATTAAACTGGCATTGATTAAAGCTACACCGACAGGCACGTATGGCGCTGCTACAACCAACTACTCTGATGTAACTGGTAACTCTGACGAAGCTACAGGTACGGGTTACACAGCAGGTGGTCAAGTTCTAGACAGCGTAACTATCTCAACAGACGGTACTACAGCTATCATCGATATTGCAGATGAAGTGTTTATTTCTGCTACGATCTCTGCTGACGGTTGTATTATCTATAATACTTCTGCTTCCAACGCTGCCATTGCAGTTATTGACTTTGGCGGTACTAAAACTTCTACTAATGGTGACTTTACTATTCAGTTTCCTGCTGCAGACGCTTCAAACGCTATCATTCGTATCGCTTAGTAGGAGCATAGCCTATGGCTTTAGTAGTTAAAGACAGAGTAAAACAGATTACTACAACAACTGGTTCTGGCTCTATTGTACTTACGAGTGCGGTAGACGGGTTCCAGACCTTTACTTCTGCTTTAACTAGTGGTGATACTACGTATTATGCTATTGTTGAGCCAAGCACTAACGCATGGGAAGTAGGGCTAGGTACGTGGACAGAGAGTACTACAACCCTAGCTCGTACTACCATTTTAGAAAGTTCTAACTCTGGTTCAGCTATCAACCTAACTGCAGGTGAAGCAGAGGTGTTTATTACACAGCCTGCTGAAAAGGCTGTATTCCTAGATGCTAACGGTAATATTAGTATTACAGGTAATGTAGATGGGCGTGATGTTTCCACTGATGGTGCTAAGCTAGATGGCATTGAGGCTGGTGCTACTGCCGATCAATCTGCGTCAGAGATACTTACAGCTGTTAAGACTGTTGATGGGTCTGGCTCAGGTTTAGATGCTGATAAGGTAGATGGTGTACATGCCGATGCCTTGAAACAGGCTGTAAACGCAACTGCTCTTACTTCAAGTGACAGCATAGATAGTGTTACTGATGGTTGGTACAGGTGGACTAACTCTGCTCCTACGGGTTCTTATGCAAACTATATGGTTATGGTTCAATCTTTTGATGGGGCGCAATCTACTCAACTGACGTTTGGAACAACCAATCATACTATTGCAGTAAGGCGTAAAGATGCTGGAGTCTGGTCTAGTTGGGCTAAAATGTGGTCTAACGAAAACGATGGATCAGGCTCCGGTT